CACGACCACGACCGCGCCCTTCCCCGTGTTCATGACGATTCAAGAACTGACCGAGATGCTTGACACCTATCGGCACATCGGAGATGGTGATGAAAACAAAAAGGCATGGCTTCCACATGGGTTGGAAGGCGGAGGGCAACACGGCCACTCATCAGCATCGGCTTTGCCTTCGCTCGCTGGAGGCGACCCTCGCGAACCCACATCGGTTGCGTTCCCCACAGCCTCTCCGTATCGCGCAACCGTGTTCATGCCGATGATGCTGGACAACAACCAATTTGACAAACGAATCACGGGTGCGAGCAACGAGGTTGCTGACTATACCTACCTCCTTGCGAACTTCGGTGGGGGCTACGATGTTCTTGACATTGACCGATACGACCCCGACCCCGAAGGCGAAGACTCGGCCACGATTCGCTACAAAACGGTGGGGTATTCGGGCGACCATTTGCTTGGGAAGAACACAGCACAGCAAGCATACAAAACCGCGCCCAGCGGAACGGCACACAACACAATGACACACAACAACCCCGACTTATCGTTTGATGGAAGTGCAAGCCACTTCCCCAAATACCGAACCCGCTGTGCTTTGGCGATGTTCCTCAAAGACGGGACATACACGCTCAAGGGCGGGACTCTCATTCCATACATCTATGACACGAATCGCGAGATTGGGGGCAACCAAACCAGCACAGTCCACGCGATTTGGGATGGGCTTGATGGAGAAGGCGACTTTGACATGACCGCTTCGGGCATTGAAAAACAATGCTCGGCTCAAATCACTCCGATGTTTGACTTCCTCCAGCCACCCATCACAACCTCCGCACAGGGAGGCAATTTTGACTACGAGGTGGTCAATGGGTCAGCCAAGTTCAATTGGGCAAACTACATCACAGATGTGCAGTCAATCCAAGCCAGCGATTCCAACCTGTTCACAGATGGTGATGGAACGGACTTAGACCACATCACTACGGCACGACCGTTCTTGGTTCGCAACAACCCAGCAAGCGTTCCTGTGCGATACATTCGGAGGAACAATCTCATCCTGTCCATTTGGCTTGACTACACGAATGTCAGCGGTATCAGCGGTTCAACGATTCCTCAATTCACAGTCGGAAGTCCGATTGAACTGTGGGGACTCACGGGCGCGTTGGGCAGGGACACCTCTCAAGGTCGGAACATTGGGCATAAGTTCGGCCTCTATGAGTTCGCACCACGAAGCGAAGAAACGAATCCCGACACATATTCTTTGGGCGGGTTGAATCACAACGGATGGTGGATAATCAACGCGTACGATGACGATGGCGGTGGTCTTGACGGAGAGTTTGTCGTGGATGACATTCTCGGCAACGGGGACTCAACCGAGTTCTATGGGGCTCGGATTGATATTCAAATCTATTCAAACGAAGCCCTTCCGAGTCAAGGGAATGTCAGCGCGTACGCGCCGACCAGCGGGTATGTTTGTCAAGGACTGATTGGAGGCGCGGAAAGCACTTCTTCTCACTATGGAACTGTTGCTTGGGCAACCAGCCAAAGCAATTCCCACCCCCAATTGCGACTCTTCGGTAGTGCGAGCGAGAAACTGTATGGAACGGGTGTTGGGTATATGGGCGGGGCAAACACCCCAGCGAACAATTTGCAGTCCCATGTTGGACATCGCTATTTTTACCCATCACGCATGGTTGATTCTTATGTTGATGAGGGAGAATGGGGTGCGACAGGAAACACGGGGAATCTCAAGTTTTTCTTTGCCGATGACGCGACCGCGTTCCGTTCAATTGAATTGCAGAAGGCGACCGACTTGCTCTATTCCAATGGTGTTCCTGTTGTTCAAAGGGGAGATGGTTTGCTTCGGCTTCCAGCACCACAGGGCAAGGACATTGGTGCAAGGCGACTCTATTCCCTCACACAGACTCACATCACAGGCACATTCGTGAGTGAAGAAACTGACTTTCGCGGGCTCGGTTCGGACTTGGTTGAAAGCCTCCCAGCAACATGGTTGTCAAGAGGGCTTCACATTCCCCTGTGGTCATACATTGACACGGCGAATGGCCGTCATGCTTGGGACTACATCAAGCCCATTGGTGCATCGGGAACATGGCTCTATGGGCGAAACCGACCATTCCCAGCCCATGAACGAACAGGAACGCGATTGGGCTACAACGGAGGCGTTGCTCTTGACACGACCAAATACGGCTTGAGCGAGATGGGATGCTCGCAGATGTGGCTGGATTGGGAGATGAAGGCCAAAATCCCATTCCGAACAAATCAAATGGTGCGAATCACCTTTGACACCAACGAGGAACACTATGTCTTTGGTCGCCACGCTTTGATGTTTGATGACTTTCAAGGAACGATGAGGGGTGGTGCTGGCTTTTTGCCCCTGTATGATGGGAAGACATCAGCATCACCACTCACATTGAGTGCGTCATCATCGCCCGAAATCTATATTCGGGCTGGTGAAGGGTATTCAAATGGCTTCATAACGCACCCGTATGTGAACGGTGCGTTCACAGCACCGCGTACGATAATTTGGTTCGGGGATGCTACATTCCTCAAGGATTCGGCTTGGTTGGGTGAGAAGGAATATCCGCTGGAGAACGCTGGTGGGAACTGTGGTTGGGGGTCAATGAACAACGGCTACGGCACAGGCACATCGTTCACCTATGCGGAAGGCTATCACACAGTCCGAGCAGTCTTCAACCAAGCAGGGATGAACTTGCTCTTTGATGGTGTCAGTCAAGGCATTGACACCGAATCGGCCAAGACGGTGTATGGGCTGACGATTGAAAACTGCAAAATGGGCTTGTCCGTTTGGAATCAAAGCATCGGTGTTGATGAAAGCAGATTCCCCAAAGACGATGACGGCAACAGACTCGTTGCTGACAATCAAGCGTTGAGCAAGAATCAGTCCGATTTGCAGATTGACGAGATGGTATTGAGGTCAATACCGACTTCTGCGATGTTGCCGTTCAAGGTTCACACGATGAAACAGGACTTCTCCAATGTGGCTCGCTATACCTCATTGACGGTTGAGGCTGACAACATTGACACCAAGAAGGGAATGAATGTCAAGGCGACCTTGATGACTCCATCCACCACGACCGTTGAGAACGAGGGGCAAGCCGTCATCAGCGGGTTTGAGAATGTGGATTTGGCGTTCAGCGGTGGCGTTGGTTCAATGGACTTGACCGACCTTCCAGCGTCAGCAATCGCAGATGGGTTTGTGATTCGGTTTGACTTCTTCATCCCTAACAACACACAGACCGAATATCACCCGATTGATTGGTCAAAATTGCCCATCATTCGCTCTTGGACTGTGGAATACGATGAGAAGCCAACGGCTTCGCTGGCGGTCATTGGGAACACATTCAACGGGGACATCACAGGAACAATCAACACCCGTGTTGGACACATCATCTCGTTGCGTGGAACAGGCACGACAACCGATGTGGACAGAACCATCTCGGAGGTCAAGTTTGACTTCGGTGATGGGGCTTCAACGGGCTGGATAAAGTTCGCAGACCAAACGACTCAAAGCACGACATACGACATCGCTCACTCGTATTTGGCGAGTGGAACATACACCGTCAAGTGCTATTCTCGCGATGACTCCAACAACGAATCGCTGGAATCAAACAACATCACCATCGTGGTCGCTAACGCGCCCCCTGTCGCCATCCTTCGTGCTGTGCCTTCAATGGTTCGTGCTGGGCAAGCAATCACCTTTGACGGCTCGGCATCGTATGACATCAACGCTGGTGGAACGCTGACGACATACACCTTCACCTTCGGAGATGGGTCGTCATCTGTGTCGGGTGCTTCGTCTTCGGTCAGCCACACATACGCCAACGGTGGTGAATATCAAGCCACGCTGGTCGTGGTTGATTCCGATGGGGCGACATCGCAGACTGCGAGCGTTGTTGTCAAGGTGCTTCCAGCGACCCTCGTTGTTCCGCTGGTTTTGAACACCAAGCCGAGAGCGTTCAGCCGAACTCGGTCAGCGAATCTCACTCAAACGCCCGTATTGGACTCAATATACCCCGAACTCACAGACATGGGACAGCGAACTGACGAGTTCAAATTGGAAGGTTCGTTCCTCAAGCACACGGCCAATGCCGACATTGAGTTCATGGAAGAACTTCACCTGTCGGGCGCGCTGGTTGAAATCGTGTGGGAAGAGGTGAACTTCACAGGAACGCCAACGGGCAAGACATTCGTTGGTCGCATGACTTCGTTTGACTATCAGCGCGAGGGCGGTCGTCATGGCGAAACGCCATACACAGCGGTGTTCGTGAGGGAGGCTGGGCTCGGTGCTTGATTGGCTGACTTGGCTCATCCTCTTGGAACTGATTTGGTGGGCATTCATTGGATTCGTGGGGCGGGAACTGTTGTCCCTGTGGCGAATGATTCGTGAAATCCCGATTGAATACAATTGATTCCAAAACGGGCTTCGGCTCATCGCGATTTGGCGATTTTAGGGGTGAAAACCATTGATATTGTGAAAACATTGATATACCCCACCCCTAATGCCTAACCATGAGCCCAACCATGAGCCCCCACGCACTCCAGCGCGTTGATGAGCGACTTGTCGGTGCAGAAGCCGAGAAGGTCGCCAACGCTGTCAAGTCTGCCTGTGCAAAGCATGGAAGCCGAAGCATCGGAATCATCGCTCACCGATTGAACGGTCAGCGTGGTCAAGCATGGGGCGAGAAGTCCAATGGCGACTGCGTTGTTGTCATCGTGCGAAACAACCAAGTCAAGACCACATACCTCCGCCGAGCCACTCAAACCTTTGACCTCTCCGTGTCCCGCACCGATGTGCTGGTGGACATGACGGGAACTGTCCTCAAGTCCGTCATGACCAAGAACGGTGGCGGTCGTGGTGCTGACTTCAACCCATTCAACATGAACTGAACAGGTGATACAGATGAAAGCAGAAGGAAGACCCAACAAGCGACACAGCCGAGATAAGCGAGGCTTCACAGGAAAATACAACAAAGGCGGGAAGCGAATGTCGGGGGCTCGCCCTCTTCACCAATGCCGTCTGTGAATGGAGATGATGAACATGACGAATCTAAGCGAGATGGACATACCCGAAAACTACGAGTTTCGTGGCTACGAATACGACCTGTGGAAAGCATACACCGAAGAAGGCATGGCTCGCATTGAAGCCAGCGGTGTCCGTGATGGCTATGCCGAGCGAATGTATGGCGTGAACCGAGCCTGTGTCAAGCGATGGGTCATTGACGGGGTTGAGGTTTGGTGCGTGTATGCTCGCTATTCCTCATGGTGATGCTCTTAAACCAGCGTTGGACTGCCTAAAGCATGGTCGTCAGCACAGGGGGGCTTCCAGCCACCCATTCCGAACTGACCCAGCCTCTTGGGTCAAAAGGACTGCCCATGACGCTCGTTTTTGCTGACCACTACGATGACACCATCGGGAACACTCCTGTGGACAGGAAGGTGCTTTTTGACACCTCCCTGCACCAACCTCGCCCCACAGGGTCGGGGACTTCCATCGTTGCCCCAATCGCGCCCAGCGTGATTCTCACGAACATGAGTGGGACAACCCTCGCATACCCGACCAGCGATTCAACCAATCACACGATGAGCCCTCGCAACGCTGGGCTGACCACGAACCTCTCCCCACCGTCTTTGAATCACGAATCGGGCGCGTTGGAGTTCGGTCAAATCGTTCACGATGTCAGTCGCTCGCACCACGATGCGACAGAATTGCGTTCAAGCGTTCCATTTGCTCGCCTTTCACTCTCGGAGGTGGGTCGGTTCACCGCGTACGAAAGAAGGCGATACGCAAGCGGAAGACCAGCAAATCACACATTCCAACAGACCAAGACGACCGATGACGATGTGGTGGGTTCAATTGACATGGGCTGGGGTGCTTATGCGGGAAGTGGGACATTCAATTGCGAAGTCCCAGCGTTCACACAGGGAGGGCGTGTGGAGGCAATCACACACTACGCTAAGGCAGACTTGCCCAGCAACGCTATGGGTGTGTCGTGGGGCGATGCTCACAACGCCACATTCCTCACCACGCTGGGTTCAGCACCCATCGCTCAAACGGGGGCTTCCAGCATGGGCATCGCAGTCCAAGACGATGACAAACTCTTCTCATCCCATTGGAACTTGAATCTCGGAGTTCGCCAACCGATTCTCGCTTCGGGGACTTCAATCTCCAGCCCCGATGGTTCGCCCGTATCGGTGTCAATATCCGAAGACGCAGATTCCGTGAATCTGCTGACATCTGTTGAAACGATTCAATCCATTTTGGTGGCCGACCGCTTCTCCGATGGAACTGCCTCGCCCAGCGATGAAGACAACATGACGCTGGGGCGCGTTGATTTGGGCAACCACACCGTTGCCGATTCGTGCGGTTTGATTGGCTACGAGGGCGTTATCACGGCCACAGCCTTCTTCTCCATCTCCAAGAACTCCGACCCCTCACAGACGCAAGGGGCGGTCAGTTTCACCGATGACATGACCTATGCTGGACTGAACATTCAAGTCCATTCGGGAACGACTGTGCGAAGGAATGGCGACCCAAACAAACAGGGCGGGTATGGACTGACTCCATTCGCCCCATACCGATACGGAAGCGATGGAACGAGCGTTGATGTCATGACCGATGCAATCACGACCTCCGCACACCGAACAGGAAGCGGGTCGTTCTCCACCAGCGATGCAAACCGCACCGTCTTCTCAACGAGGCGAGATACCCACTACAACACGGATGCAACGCAGGTGCTTCCGCTGGGTGCTGGCGAGAGTGAAATCAACGCTGGTTCGGGCGTGTTCCGACAGCAACACCAAGCAACCGACCGACTGTTTGGCGACACAGCGAAGGCTGGCGATTCTTGGGCTGGGACACAGACCTTGAGTTCGGGCTGGCTATCGGACTCAATACCGACCAAAGTGCAAATCATTCCACAGGTCATCGGCTACACCAATGTCCAAGTGTCAGTCGGGGAATTGAAAACAGCCACTCATCCATCGGCTCAACCCATCACATTCCGCAAGCCAATCGTGGACTATCATGTGCTGGTTTCAGTCGCAGACCGAAGTGAATTGGTCGTCAAATCCGACACCAGCGTGGGCAACGATTCGGTTGGCGACCCAACCTCTCGGAACGACCCGAATCCAAACCGACTCCACGCCAACATGGACTTGAGCGACCTGCCTTGCACCATTTATCACGGAATCGTGCGTATCAATCCCGATACGCTGGAACAGATTTACCTTGACCCAGCCGACCTTCCAGCAGGGTATGATGCGGTTTCAGCAGACTGTCCATTTTCAGTCATGCCTCGCCACCGAAAAATGTCGGTGGATGGGAAGGTGTCAATGGGCTGGGGATTGCATCAAATCACTCCATTCCGACCTCTCGCATCACGCCAATGGGTGCGTGTTCCCAAACTGTGTTCAGCCATCCAATCGGGCGGATTTTATCAGCGAGGGGGCGTATCTCATCTGTGGGATGCTGATGTGTATGGTGGCGAACTCTTCGTGGGTGCTGACATCATTGACGCAACCGACTTCGCTGTTGAAACGACCAAAGACGGCAAGCCGTATTTTGGGCTGTGGGGCAACGGCCAAATCGTTCCAAATGGAAGCCATGACCCAGCCATGCCTCAAGGCTGTGAACTGATGGTGTTCCGCTATTCTCCGAAGAAAGACCCGTATCACCCATCCACCAAAAACACATCACCGAGCGACAATCCGATTCGGGATGCACTCGGAACGAATGCTTCTGCGGTGAGTGGAACGACCACTTATTCGGCTCAATATAAGACAGGGTTCACCATCACCGATGAACGACTTCTCGCTGATTCGGCTTGGGAAGTTCACGATTGGGTGATTCCCCAATTGGAACTCATGCGGTATCTCGGCAAGGAAGAAAAGTCATCCATGCGACACCCGAAGCACTCGGAGAGCGATGGAACAGAAGTCATCCTTCACCCGACTGTGCATTGTTCCAGCCTTCGCATCATGGATGATGGAAGGATGCTGATGGCGATGGTTCATAGGGACTACATTGAAGATGTCAGCGAGTTCCCGTCTGCTGATATTGGCTATCCAGCGAACCCCGATTTGAGCATCGGTTCGTGTCCCGTTGGCTATGTTTATTCGGATGGTCAATGCGTTCCAATCACATCGCTGGGCGCGTCTGCCGATTCGGGTTTCCACATTGACCCAACCAGCGGAGATGAGATGGAGGGGAGTGGCGACCCACAGGCGTTGTCGGCTGGGACAGGAGTGCAACCATCGGGCGACAATTTCAGCCAATACCCAACATGGAACAAACTCATCGCTGACACATCAGCAAGGTCGCTCATCCTCGCCTTCTCCGATGCACCAGCCAATGACAACGGACAGGTCGCTCGCGGTCGCGTGGGCTTCGCTCTCAAGTGGGAACTCGTTCCTGTGGGCGATGAATCCACGCAAGAACTCGCCATCCAAACATGGACACACGAAGATACATGGTGGAGTGGTGCAAGAATCGCATATTGGTTTGATGAGTCGGGTCAGCGAGCCATCCCAATGACCTATGGCTCATACCCCGAATGTCGCATGAGTCATGCGAACTTGCCTCGCTCTTTGGCTTGGCTTGATTCCGACTTGAACATTCATCACGGCCTTCCATTCCGTCAGCCAGCAACCATGTCAGCACCACACCCATCCTTGCCCGATTTGATGGGCAGGTTGAGCCCTGTGGATGAGTGGTATCGCAACCGATACGACTTCCTCAAATATACCCGATTCGTTCCGACTACGATTGGATTTGCTGACTTTGGTGCTGGGGCGAATCCATTCCAAGAACTTGGGTGGTCGGGTTGGTCGTTCCCAGCAGACCTGTATGACCCAATTTCATACGGTGATGGAACAGCGTTCTTCCGCGATTCCACGACACCTCATGCTTGGAAGAACATGGGCGACAACCAAAACTACGATGCGACAGGTGGCGACTACAATCCGTATTCAGCGGTCGTGTATGACCTCACAGGCATCACCCTTCCAGCCATCATCCTTTCTTGGACTGTGGGCGGGGTCAATGTGGCCGAGAATATCCCCGTTGTCGGCACTACGGTCGCAGACCTCGTTTCAACGGTCAAATCCCCACCAGCCCTGTATGACCCTTTGGTTGATGGAATGTATATCCCACATGGCGGTGCTTTGACATCATCGGGCGACCTCATGATTCGCAAGTTTGAAGACACTCCATCGTTCCTTCCAGCACAGGTTTTCAACGAAGGAGTGCTTGAGTTCGGAGATTTGGTGATGGACACGGGTGAAACATTCTCACCGACAATCGCTTGGTCAAACGCTGGGCGAAGCACCATGCTGGGCTCGTTCTCATCGTGGTCGCATCACGGCTCGCTTCACTACGGCCTCTCGGCAACCCATCACCCATATCGTGTGGACAGGGTGTTCAAGCAGGTTCACGCTGGACTTGGCTACGATGTTCCTCTCCACTTGCTGATTCCCCCCGAAGTCCATGTGCGAGCGAGAGCAGGGGGCAACGGGCAGATTGACTTGGAGATGGAAACGCCATTCCATCGCACCGATTATCAGCACTTGATTGGGGCTTCGTTGTTTGAATCGGGCTTTGAACTCGGTGGTGCATCACCATCCGAAGCAAGTCAAAACCCGCTGGGTCAATGGTATCTCCGAACAAATCTGTGGGACTCACCGATGCACACGACTTCTGCGAATGTCAGCGGAATCAGCCTGTTCAATCAGCGAATCAAGGGTGCAATCGTATCGGGCTCAATAGGGCTTGAAGCGTATTGGACAGACCATCCGACCGACCACTTCCACGCTGGTGCGATGCCGATTCTTCCAAACAACGACTACGACCTCGCCATGATTGAAACAAATCGCTACGCGCCCGTCATGTTGGCGAGAGCATCCGAGATGCACGACCTTGATGTGCTGGCGACCAGCGAGCAATTGCTCTCCAGCGTTGATGTTCATGTCAGTCAAACAGCGAAGGCATATTGGGATTCGGGGGCAATCGTGTCGGCTCAAGGTGTCGGACAATACGACAACAATCCCGCTGGCGGTGGAACAAACGACCTCGCCATGACTGAAACTTGGCTTGGTGAGGTGAACGAGGCAAACGGTGGTGGACTCACGGGGTTCACGATGGCGAGGGGAAGCACTCCGTTTGGAATGGGCAAGGGTCAGCGAGTGATACGAACACCCGAAGGCACACTCCACCATTTCATCATCAAGCGTTCCATTGTGAGTGGCTACGCCAACCAACCGACATGGGCTCACATGAAGAAGCCGTTGCACAGCGACCTGTTTTGGTCAAGGAGGGCTACGACAACAGCACCCGACACGCAGACGGGTGCTGGTGCTGACGAGTGCGGTGCGAAGTTCTCCAGCATCGCAACCGTTTATGGTGGCGAAACCATACACCGAGTCTGCGGTGCATCGTTTTGTAGCGATTCCAAAGGCACGATTCACGCAGTTCTTGAATATCATCTCAACCCCGAAGACGAAGGCTCACATCGCGCCCATTCGCTCTATTATCACAAAGCAGACCGAGTGCAAATTGCTTCCAACCCCGAACCCGTGTATGATTGGGATTGGACAGTTCACACGCCCGTTCTCATCAACAGTTCGGTTGATGCGTTCACCCCATCGGGAACGATATACGACTTCCGCCAGCCATCACTCGTCTGCGATTCCAAAGACCGATTGCACTTGACTGTGGCTCGCCCAACGGTTGAAACGCAAGTCAGCGGTTGGACATCTCCAGCAAGCACCAACCCCGTGAGCGTGTTTTACACGATGAAGGAGGCTGACGAGGCATCATTCCCAACCCCATCATTTGAATCAACATACGGGGATTCCAACGACACGCTATGGTCATGTGTCAGCCGACCATCAACGGACACCACAGACGATGAAATGAACAACCCAGCGAACTCAAATCACATCGTCAGCGTAGCATCCCATCCGAAAGTTTGCCTTCGTTCCGATGATGTTCCTGTCGTCTTTTTCTTGGGTTGGGCGGGGTCATCCATTCATAGCGGAACACGAAACAAGACTGCGGTGTACGCGAACATCGGTGAGGTTGGTGTTGGGGGGCGTATTCAGTTCAATACGGGCAAGTGCTGTCATGTTCTCGGACTTCCACCCAATTCCAAAAACACGATGGCGAGCAAAAACATCTCACACTACGATTCCATCATTGACGAAAACGACCGAGCAATCACGGTCGGCATCAAAGACGACAGGGACAGCGTGAATGGTCAAACATGGGCAAGTCGCCACACGCTCATCAATAAGTTCAACACACGGATTCCATTTGCTGAACAATATACAGCGACCGATGGACTCGGAGATACGAGAACGCTGTTCAAAGCCCCTCAATACGATGGAACGACTGAACTGCGGTATGTGGACACCTATCTCCAAGAGCCCACGCTCACGACCAATGGGAAGGGTGAATATCACCTCGTCATGCGTTTCACCATGACGGGTCAAGACGAAGGGCGCGTTGGTGCGACCTTCCGCGACCAAGACCTCGCGATTGAATCGGCTGTGCATCCTCTCCAATGGGCTGGAACTCCGCTGACGGGTTCGGGCAACACGCTTTACACAGGAGGCTACGCTTCGGTGTCGGGAAGCATGGATTGGACAGGGCGATACGGTGGAGGAAGGAATCCGATTTACACCAACAGCACCACGAACACCCACACCCACTTGATGCACATTTGGTTTCCATCATACGAGTTTGATGACGATGTGAGTGCTGACGACCGTGTGATTCGCTCAATCAATCTCCGATGGCTGTCAGTCCCATCCTTGCGATACGATGCAACGCTGGGCTTCCAGCCCGTTGGTTCTGCCCAAACGATTGCTGGACAGGAAGACTTCCCTCACCTATACCCTCAAATCCGCTATCAACGGTTTTGGGGCTACGATGCTTCGGAGATTGACTTGACATGGAAGACCAACGAGATGTCGTGGTATCGCACTCCGCACTACGCTTCCTCGTTGTATCTGCCGAATCTCGGCGGGGCAGGTATGAGTCCAGCGGGTGATATTGGGACAGTCGGCATGGGCTTGCAGGGCTTCCCGAATGGTGAATAATCACCAAAACCATTGAGATTTAGCAAAGCATTGATATAGGGGATGCCTTTCATCTCGTATCATGCAATCCGCACAAACCCAAGCCCGACCCGTCAAGTTTGTCCACGATGACCACTTGAAGACCGAAGAAGACCTGCCTTACCTTGACGGCTCATGTGCCGTTGTGGTTCACCAGCGAAACGAGCCTTCGTTCTTCGTGAACGCTGGCGACAAAATTGACCTTGACAACGACTTCACCGAAGTCGGAACTTTCGCCATCGGCACATACGGAGAAGGCGATGCAATCTCCGCCATGCCTGTGTTCAGCCATGTCTTCTTCCGCACCAACCACATTGAGTCCGATTGGACACAGGCTGACTCCATGAGCGACATCTCATGCGAAGGCCACACCGAAGTCTTCGTGCAGATGCTCAACGCTTCTTCCAACGCTCGCTCAACCTCCGTTGGCGATGTGTATGAAGTCGTGTGGACAGGCTACGAAGGCGAAACCGTCAGCGACTTTTACATCGTGGATGGCTGTGGCTGGAAAACCGTCAGCGGTGCTGGCGACCACATTTGGTGAGTCCTCAATTGGACAGCCCAGCGGCGACTCGTAGTGTAGCAAGTGGGTCGGGTGCTTGTCGCCCGACTGACAGGCTCATCTCCGTTCCGTTGGTGTCCATTGTCCACTTGACATCAAAGACCCTGTGGCGACCCGACAGGCCAGCATCACGGGATGCGAACTCCATCACATCACCAACCGAGATGTCCAGCCTTTCGGGGATTCCCTCAACGACCCAGCGAGCAAGCGACGCGCCCTGCGAAGCCAGCATGGTTTCACCGACCAATATGGCTTGATGCTCGTCTGCGATGAAATCCTCACGAACCACACGCTCAACGGGCTTGGTTGGGTATCGCGCCGAGCCGATTGCTGGAACGGACACGGAGATGCCCTTGCTGTCGTTCTTGACCTTGACCACATTGAAGCGGTGGGTATCACCCTCTTCACGCTGAATCATCGTTGGATAGAAGTCCTGTGGGACAGCGGTGCGTGGAATCCTTCCAGCGACCAGCGGGACAACCGTTGCATCATCCACCTCACGCAGTCGTTCCATGACGAGATACCCGTGAGAATCGGCCTTCAACACGACCAAGTTCGGTGTTGAATTGATGATGGACAGGATGGACTGAATCGCGTTCAATCGCGTCTTCCCCACGAAGTCCATGTCGGCTGGAAGAATCACAAACGACTCGTTGAGGATGCGACCGATTGGCGGTGTGTATGCCGAATTGCTGATGATGTCTTTGATGACGGTTGCCGAGTCCGACTCATAATACCCAACAGGAGAGTCCAACACTTCCCGTGTGAGATAGCCGAGCGAATCCAAAGCGATGAGTTCCAAACTCGTATTGGACTCAATAACCTCCGAAACGAATCCTGTGAACACCAGCGGTGGATTTGCCCAATGTCGTGGCGAAGCATACACTTGGACAACATCACCTTCTCGGATTGTCCCCGACCTTCGCCCTGCTGTGTTGTTGATGTCAATGTTCATTCGTGCTGGGGCGTTCATGGATTGGGTGAACGACACGGACTTCACGCCCTGCAAGTTCGTCATGCCGTTGATGACGACCACAGGGGCGCGTGGAGTCGCTTCATCCCTCGCCAGCCGACCATACAGGTTGCGATTCATGACCCTCCGAGAGCGAGCGAAGAATACCTTGTGAGCCCATCCGTTGCGAAGACCCGTGAGGCTCATTCGCTTTGGTCGGTTTGTCCATTGAAGCCCTTCGGGATTCCAGCCTCCATCGGAGAAGCCAAGACGACCGAGATTGAATGTTGGCTGGGGCAGAATGGAAGTCGGGTACGCGCCCTCCGTTGCACCTGTGGTCATGGCGAATCCACCACGACCTCCACCTCCACGCCTGTTCACGATGTCGTATTTGTCGGGGAAGCCCGATTCGGACAGGTAGTGATACCCGAAGCCCAGCGTTTCTGCCGACAGGTCGCCATGCAAGTGTGGGTCAAACGGTCGTGGTGTGGTCAAAGAAGTGTAGCAAGCGGTGGATAGGCGGTCAAGTTCCCAACCATCGTCAAGGTCGGTCGGGTGCGGGATGAAATCAATGCCCCAATCGGTCGGATAATGCGATGGCCGTTCCATGACTTCCTTCTCGTAGTGGAACGCATCCAGCGTTGGTGCTGGCTCGTTGCGTATGGCTTCGTGAGTGTTCTCCAGCCATGTCTTTGACACCCACCGAGCGATTGCCGTTCTCGGTCGTCTTGGGTCGCTTCCAAGCCGTTCAATCTCATCCAGCAGGGGTTGGGAAGGGTTGATGACGATTTGAGCGTCAGCAGGGGCTCTCACAAGCCTGTGGAAGCGTTCCGTTTGGCTGTCCATACCCAACCCACTACGCATTCGGTTTAATTGGCTGACGAATGATGGGGACTGTTGAGATTCCGAGCAGGGCATTGACTTGATATTGCGAGCATTGACTTGAGATTCCGACATCGTATCAATGAACGAAGTGTTTTTATTCCAATCATTTGTGTGCCGAAGGCACACAACCCCAAAGAATCAAACGAACAGGGGTGCTGAAAGACATACACTTTGGTCAATATGTGTGTGTTCTAAGGAAGGTGCAATTCCAATCATTTAGGACATTGATGAAGCAAAGCATTGATAAGGTAGTGTGTGCTGGGCAGGGCATGACCAGCCAACACGGTGAGAAGTCGTATCACACGACTACGACCAAAACCCCGAAGGGTGATGTGTCGTATGGTCGCATCAAGTTCGCTGACTGCGTTCACCACTACACCCTCAAAGACCAATACCACACTTTTGTCGTTGAAATCTATGACCTCAAGGGCAACCTCATCACGATAGGCGATGAAATGGACATCATGCCCAAAGAACGCCACCAGCACCGACCAACACGAAGCCATGCAATCATGATGGCGAAGTCAATGGTGGAATATCACCTCAATGACGATTATCCTCTTTGGACACCAAGCGGTTGGACAACCGACCCAACGGCATACGGAATTGAATGAAGGAGATGAGAACATGGGCAAGACGCACAGGTATCACGGAAGGGAAAATGGAAATGATGCGAAGTTCCACCGATGGTGGCGAAAGGTTGAGGGGCGGGTCTTCCGAAAGGACAACGACCGAATCCGAACTGCCCAACACGCATCTGCGACCGCGAACGAGGAAGGAATCCGACTCAAGAGCCGAAACCTCCGTGTGCCTCGCAGACCAAAGACTCACGGCTACGGCTTTACGCCACACCCGTTCCCCCTTGACCAATACGCAGATGGCTGTTTGATAACGGTGGGCGAACCTCGCTGACACATGGCGGTCGTGCAAATCAACATTCCGAGCAAGGCGACCTTGCCGAATGAGTGGGAAAAAATCCGACCTCACTTCCCCCTGCCCTCGCCACGAAGGTATCAAGACGATGCCCTCTCGGTCGTGTGGTGGGCGTTGGACAACGATGACTTTGACAATGTGGTGATTGAAGCACCGACAGGAATCGGCAAGTCAGCGATTGCGATGACGGTGCAAGCACGATTTCAGTCAGCATATTTGCTGTCCCCATCGCTCGGACTGACCGACCAATATAAACGGGACTACGGCTCGGTTCTCAAAGAGGTTCGTGGTCGTGGGAACTTTCCATGCTGGGTGCGTGAAGGCACAGCAACCAACGCGCCCTGCTATTCGGCCAAGAGCAAGCAGAAGTGCGTTCATGCGAAGGAAGCCGACCCCTGCCCGTATTATGCACAGAAGTTTGAGGCGAGGGATGCGAGGCTCACGCTGTCCAATCCATCGTATCTGTTCCGTGTGATTCAATCGCCCGATGGGACATTTGACCAGCGGGACTTCGCCATCATTGACGAGGCTCACCAATTAGAACCGTTCTTCATGGACTTGATGGAAGTCGTCATCAACCACGCTGACTTCACCAGCGTCTTCGGGGCGCGCTATCCGTTCCCCATGCACTATCACCCAGCCGATTGGAAGGATTCGGTCAGCAAACTCTTGGAGGGCGCGATGGGAACATTGGAGAAGGCTGAATCGGACAAAGACGAGAATGTGATTGATGCGATGCGAACCATCATTGACAAATGCGCGACCTTGCTGGAACTGTTGGAGAATCCAAACGATGTGGTTATTGAGTCCGATACGGACAAACGAGGCAAGCAACGGATGGTGGCGAAACCTGTCCGAGTGAACAAAATCGCGCCCGACCGATTGGAAGCAATATCGCGAAAGCGGATTCTGCTGTCAGCCACCATCTTGGACATTGACACATACCTCAAGTCGCTGGGGCTGGAGAATCACAAAACGCTGTATGTGAAAATCACGCAGTCGCCCTTCCCGAAGGAGAACTTCAATGTGTATGTCGCGCCCTGCGGGGAGATGTCATACAGCCGAAGGGAGAAGTCCCTGCCTCGTCAAATCAAAGCCATCTCCGCCATCATGGAACGATTCCCGAACAAGCGGGGAGTCATCCTCCCTCACACCCACGCCATTCGCAAGACCATCGTGGAGGGTCTGCAAGCGAGAGGATTGGGCGACCGCATCATCACCCACGACAGCAACGGAATCGGGCGACAACACGCCCTTGACGAGTTCTTTTCATCCAAGCGAGATGACTTGGTGCTTATCTCCACCTATGTGGGCGAGGGCTTTGACTTCAAAGGTCGGCTGGCGGAATGGCTGGTCATCTCCAAAGTCCCGTTCCCGTTCACGCCCGACCCTCAAATCGCACAGCGAATGGAACAGGATGAACACCAATGGCGAAGGGAACACGAAGGCACACCAGCGTGTCCGTATATGCCTCCGAACAAATACAGCGGGAATCTGTGTTCAAACCGCTGGGGATGCAACCAGCCGTGTCAAAATTGGTTCAACCTCCAAGTCGCCCTGCGACTGATTCAAGGGGCAGGGAGAATCAACAGAACGCCCGATGATGTCGGCCACCTGTTCATCTTGGATGGGTCGTTCCAGCGATATTTCAACACGAATGCTCACCTATTCCCTGCGTGGTTTCACAACGCCAAACAGGATGCACCGTCATGGTTGAAAAGACACTTGAAATGACATTGATACAGCGAAGCATTGATAAGGGGGTTTTGCATGGGAGGGTTGAGGCGAACCAATATGTTCCGAGCAGACGCAATCATGGAAGAGATTTTGACCTTGCAGAAGAAACTTGACACTTGCACCCGCAGTCAAGCACACTCCATCTGCAAGAAAATCACGAAACTTGAAGCCGAATACGACCGCTTGACCGCATCCCCATTTGAGATGCTGTTGAAGAAACAAAAGGAGATGAACTGAATGACCGCACCGATTTACATTGAATACGGCGACTGCGACGAGAACCTTGAGAGGTTTGACAGCATCGTGCAAGCAACCAAGCGAGCGAAGGATTTGAAGGCACAGGGACACGCCCGTGTTTGCATTTTCAACGAGAGCGATTCCCACTACACCGATTGGTGTGCAACCGTTGTCATCCGTGAGGATGGTTTGGTTGAACTCAACCACTTCAACGACATGAGCAAATCGCTCTATGAATCCGACTACGCCAACCACATGGCTAAGGCCATTGACTTTGTTATCAATCGGGGGATGAACTGAATGACGAATGAAATCCTAAGACGACAGGCAATCCGCTGGAAGAAGCAAGAGGCGAAGGGCGAGATGCCCTCCGAACTGTATGACGCACTCTCCGAAGGCACAGCCTCCGCGTACGAGAAGCGAATCGTTGTGAACCTCGCCAAAATCTCACGCATCGTGTCCGACACGGGCGCGATTCGCCCGTATTCCGAGTTCAGCAAGGATTGGAACTACGAGGGCTCGGTGTATGGACACACCGACAATTGCGAACTGTGCGGTGCATCCATCAAGGAGAACTGCAAACTCAAGAATGACGACACAGGCGACCAAATCCTCATCGGGAATGTGTGCGTGTATCGCTACATTGAGATTCGTGATTCGCTCGGTCGTGTGCTGTCGGATGAAGAAAAGAAGGAGTTCTTGAAGTCCGAGATGACCGAAGCCAAGAAGGAGTTCCTTCGGGCTGACTTCGCCACGCGATTCCCAACGGCACTTGCTGACCTTCAACGCTGGAAGCCGTTCATGACACGCAAGTGGTCGCCACACGCATCGCTATACCGCACAGTCGTCAAGAGGCTGGCTACACACGGCTATTTGGGTGCGAAGACCATGAAGGCGTGGGAAGACTTCTGCCTCAACGCTGAACAGGAGATGCAAGCATGGGAACGAAGGAACGAATTAGTCGCTCTCCAGCGACACGCTAACCTTGAGGCTGACATTGAACGCAAGAAGGCGTTCCTCGCTCAAATCAACGAGAAGCGAAACCAATTCAACCGTGAGGCTGACGAGTGGCGAGAATCCGTCAAGGACTTGGAACTCAACCGCTGGGAACGGGACATGGTGAGCCGTGTAGCAACCAAAATCAGCACATCGGGCAAGGATTCGTTGGTCGGTGGCTATCTCCGATTCACACAGGAGTGCAAGGCTCGCACCAACATCAACAGCGATGACCTGCCTCCTGTCGCAGTCAAACTCCAAGCCCGTCTTGATGACGGCTCGCTCAACGAGTGGGAACAGTCCTTCGTGGCTTCTGTGATTCCTCGCATCGCTACGGGTCGCTCGCTGTCCAGCAAGCAACAGCAGGTCGTGGACAGGCTCTTGAAGAAGGTGTGAGCATCATGGAACGAGAACCCCACTATCCCAGCCATGTCGTTGCACCAGCATTGGATGGCTCAACGGGCGCGGTCAAGGAAGTCATCCAAGTCATCCAAAACCAAACCTGTCGGAAGTGCGGTGAACAGGGTCAGCACATCGTTGCCTTCGTATTGAAGCCAATAGAGTCCTATCCCAACCATGTCATCTGTCATCAAGGCTGTTCGGCTCATTGGTCAATGCGTGAAATCGGTTTCTTGGACATCGCTGGCTCATCCGAATCGGAGTGAAAAGTGGTCAAAACCATTGATATTCTGCAAAGCATTGATATACCCCCGCTTGCTACCATTGACCATGACCCAAGCACAAAACCATGACGGACACTACCTTGACCTCATCACCCACAAGGGACTTGACCACTTCGTTTGGAAGAACAAGGAACACAAAATTGTCGCTCACGACAAGCACATCGTTGGTCATGTGTTCCAAAGCGGAACGGTCAAAATCCACGCTCGCTCTTGCCGAGCCGTCAAAATGGAACGCCGAGGAACTGCCCCTCGCTGTCAGCGTGAAGGGAATGTGGACTATGTGTTTCACGGCATGACCGTTGCCGAGATTGCACATGAACACTTCCAAGACATCATCAGCGAGAACATGACCGCAGAAGAAGCAATCGGATTCATGGACAAAGAAGCCGTGTGCAATTGTGTTCGCAAGCACTACAACATGGCTTGAGCCCACACCGACTTCATAATGGTGGGGCGACTCCCCACCAGCCATGAGTGAGAGCGAAGCACCCATTGAAGTCCGACAGTCAGCGACATCGGCACAGCGATACGAGGCGACCGTCTGTGGTCGCAACATCAACATGACCTTCCTCTCCGCTGGGAAGGGTCGCATGGACTTCACGGTGGACTTTGATGACAAACCGCTGGGCAAGTTCAACCTGTTGAGCCAGCACTCCATCAGTCGCCTGTCCAAAGCGGTGGGCATTCCCGATTCGGAGAAGGATGACTTCAAGACAGCGATGCTTCAAGTCGGTATCTGCCTTCGTGATGGGAACTTCATCCCCGCGCCCGTTGCTGACAAAATTGAACGAGAGGCGAGCGAATACGAGGGCTTGCCTTCCTCCTTCGGTGTTATTGAGTCCGATACGATGAACCTGTTCCTCCAGCAACCGAATCTGCTTGACCGAATCAACGAGATTCTCCACCAATCGCGCCCGACCCCGTTTGTCGGTGATGATGCGAACCTGCTCTTGACCTTCCTCGTTTTCATGTCGTGCAAGACGGACAACCCACTCAACCTTGAGATGATTGGTGCGTCTTCCAGCGGGAAGACATACATGACGCTCACAGCACGAAACGGGATGCCCAAGTCAATGGTCATGGTCTTGGCTGGTGCATCCAAAGAGGCACTCAAATACGACTACGATGAAGTCAGCGATGAGGGTCATTTCATCGTGAATGTTCACAACCGTTGCATCGTCATCTTGGAGAAGGATGAATCGTTCTCATTCATCAAGCGAATGAAACCGCTGATGTCGGGCGATGATGACGAACTCGTTTGGAAGACCCCAATCAAGAACGAACTGACGGGCGAGATTGAAACACGGGACTTCATCATTCGTGGTCGCCCATCGTTCATCACGCTGACCACACGCAATCCCAGCGAGGCTGAACAAATCACACGGCAATTGCTGATGACACCCGATACGACACCCGACAAAGTGGAGGCTGTGGTGTCCAATTCCCTGCTGGCGAAGGCGCGCCCCGAACTGCTTCAAATCCACCCCGACTTGAAACTGCTTCAAGCATCCATGCTCAACCTCAAGCAACACAAAGTTCGCAACATTTTCGCACCGTTGATGGCCGAGTTCTTCCCATCTCGGAACGCACAGCACCAGCGTGATATTCACAAAGTCCTGTCCATCATTGATGCGGTGGCTCTCATCCACCAGCAACAACGACCGATTCAAACCATCGGGGAAGACGAATACCTGCTGGCTTCGGTGGAAGACAATGTGATTGGGCTGTTGCTGTGCGACCTCGTTCTCCGAGCCAGCCTGTCGGGTGTTCCCGATGATTCGTGGATGGTGTTCCGCCAAATGCAAGAGATGGAAGCCAGCACACGCTCGCTGTCCGAAGACAACATTCTCCAATGGTTGCACATTCACGCCTTCTCCGTGTCCAAGAACGCCCTCCAGCAGAAGCATTTGCCCACGCTGGAGGATGCTGGCCTAATTGAAGTCAAGAGGCGTGGAGGCGGTCGTGGAGGCGGTCGCAAGACATGGGCAATCGTCAAGACGCGTACGGGCTTGATGGAAACCCACGCACTCGCACCACTCTTCGTTGAGTCTGCTCGCAGGGCGATTCCCGATTTGATGAAGGAGTTCAGCGATGTGCTGGAAACCAGCAATCCACCACAGGCTCGTATTCGCCCCAATAAGCAAGACCCGAAACTTCTCCAGCGAATCGGCTGTCCCTCCAAAGCCCAAGCACCGATTTGGTCGGGGCTGATTCTTCCTCACTATCTCACGGAGGGGCGCGAGTCCAGCATGATTTACGACATCGTTGGCGAAACCAAGTTCCGTGATGACCTCTTCAACACCCGATGTGGATGGCTCAACAAAGGACAGGATTCTGCAACCGCTGAACTC